TAATCTGTTAAAATTCAAACTACTAAGAACAATAGGAGAAAGCGAATGGCGTTCCACTACCATGACACCAAAGGTATTACTATCTTGGATGGTAGGACAATTAATTTAAGAAAAAAAAATGAGGGAAAAATATGAACGAAGAAATGAAAAACGAAATAGAAAAATCTGTGCAATATATTGATATGAGCCTTGAAGATGCAATTAGCAAATTTAAGGAGATTTGTTCAGAGAACGGAATAGAAACAACAGACCCGTTAGCAAAGGGACTTTGGCGTAATTATGTTGCTCAAAGTCGCAGGGCTAATAAGCCAAATACCGGAACAGCGAGTAATTCACTTGTAAAGAAGGTATTCGGGTTCTTTGTTGGTCTTGAAGAACCAAGGGATATGATGTCTTGGAATAGAAACAAGGCTAAAGACGAATATAGAAGGGATGCTGATAATGCCTTACAAGAAGGTATTATCGCTAATGCAGAAGAAACTGCTACCGGATGGCAAATTACCCGATATTTCAAGGGTGAAATGCAACAAAAGACAGTAACCGAAAGACCTGCTACTGCCGAAGAAATGGATGATGGAGTATGGATTATTCCTTTGGATAGTACCGAAAGATACCAAAATGGCGGTGAAAACCGTAACTTTGGGAAACCACTTCCTCTTGAGCAATTCAGGAGAACAGGAGTATTCTTTGGTAGTGTCGAAGGTGGGGAAATGAAGAAATATAATTTCTCCTATAAGAATCAAGGCGGAGTTAACTTTACTCCTAATACCTATGATTTTGTTCACTTTGTAGCAATACCAAGTGAAGACGGCAATAACTTGTATGGTATGACTGAAACCACATTGGCTAGTCTAATTAGAAATGCTGAATTAAACCCAGACAATTCTGATTATAGAAATATGGATAGTTATGACTTTGAAGAATGTCTTGCTAATAACTTTGGCAGTCATTTGACACCACTTGTTGAAATAGATAGAGCGCACATTACTAGACAAACTTTGCCTAATAATGAGCGTTTCATTATTACAGACGGTACAGTATGTAATATGAATATGATGCCAACAAAGAACGGTAATCGCATTCTGAATGTGACTGACCTAAACGCTGAATTTGATTATGATAATGATAACAACATGACTACTTGTTGGGTTCCATCTAATATCGAATTAGACTTTGGTATCGGTTCTTCTGTTATCATTGTAGGAAAAACATCTCAACGAATTACAGATGAAGGGCCGGAGCCTGTAACCATTAATGTTTCAGGACTTTATGTAACTGAAAAGAGAGGTTCACCTGTTGAAGTGAACCAGCCCGTTGAAACCGATTTTGATTGGTTTTGAAGTTTAACTCCAAATGAAGGCATACAAGTGTAAGCATAAACTTGTGGAGAAATAGATGCTCAAATGGGTGCGAAGCCCTATTTAAATTTAAGAGGAATTAGAATGAATAGAATATTAGAAGGTAGGTTTCTACTAAAAGGCAATAGTTACATTATTGATTTGATTAATGTTGACTTTTTGACTTGGAAAGAAAATG